TCCTCGTATAATATGATTTGCAGATAGTTTTACGGTGCATCTGCTTAGTCACCGTGGTGCCAATCGGATTGCTAATACCCATGATATAATTGACCTAAGTCAATCAGGTAAAAGTTCTTGTTCGTCCCGTTGAGCCGTGAGGCTGCTTCATGGAGAGTCTGTTCCCCTGAACCGGAAGTTAACTTCAAACCGATGGCTGTTTGCTTCGGATGCGGCCTGCCTTTTAGCAGTGAGGTTCGCAATAGGCCGCCCGAAGCGGGATTCTGATATGCGAGGGTGTTGATGCTCCGGTATCGTGGGTGTTACCAAGCCGATTGACCTAAAATCCAAACCGAAAAGAGGTGATAATGTGAACCAATTATACGTTGGCATTGATGTGGGTAGCCGCGATAACGCGGTGTACATCATGCTGCCGGACGGTTCAAAGCACAGCTCATTTCCTGTTCAAAACAACCTCGGCGGAGCGCAGAAGCTCTCAAAACGCGTTGTATCAGCGATGCAATCGCAAGGCTTGAACGACGTGTTGCTCGGTCTCGAATCGACCTCTGTCTATGGCGACAATCTCGTCTGCTTTCTCCGTGAGGACGGTGCGCTGGCGCAGTTTAACCGCAAGATTCATGTCCTCAATCCGAAGCAGGTTAAGAAGTTTAAGGACGCGTATTCTGACCTTCCGAAGAACGATGCCGTTGATGCGTTTGTCATCGCCGACAATCTTCGCTTTGGCCGCATCAGCACAGCGGTCTACATGGATGACTACCGCTACAAGGCACTGCAAACACTAACTCGCGCACGATATTTCGCCGTTCAGAGCCTAACCCGCGAGAAACAACGCTTCATGAACTACCTATTCATGAAATGCTCCGGTTTGGCGCAGGACAAGGCCTTTTCGAACAACTACGGCAAAGCGGCTCTCGCGCTGTTCGAAGAATTTGAAACTCCGGACGACCTTGAAAACATGGACATCGACGAGCTTGCAGCATTCATTGCGGAGAAAGGCAAGAATCGTTTTCCGCATCCAGAAAAGGTCGCCGCCGCTGTTCAAGCCGCTGCTAAGGGGTCGTACCGTCTCCCTAAGACAGTCAATGATTCCGTGAATCAAGTGCTGTCCATATCCATTTCCTCCATTCGCGCGATGCAAGCACAGGTCAAGGCTCTTGACAAAGAGATTGAGCGTCAGCTTGAGAACATTCCGAACACACTAGCCTCAGTCCCCGGCATTGGTGCAGTCTACTCCGCGGGCATCCTCGCCGAGGTCGGCGACATCAATCGTTTTGATAGCCACGCCGCCCTTGCGAAGTATGCGGGTCTTGCGTGGACGCAGCATCAATCCGGCACCTTCGAGGCACAGAACACACGCCTCATCAAGTCCGGCAACCGCTTTCTCAAATACTACTTGTGTGAAGCTGCTTTTGCTGTTGTGCGTTGCGACACGGAGTACAAGCGCTACTACGACCTCAAATACAAAGAGGTCAACAAGTACCAGCACAAACGCGCACTCGCTCTCACTGCCAGAAAACTGGTTAGGTTGGTCTTTCGGCTGCTGAAAGATCGCCGCCTGTATATCCCGGCGGCTTAATCCGCCGACATTCACCGCCCCGATTTTTGAAACTTCGGTCGGGGTTTTGGTAGGAGTCCTCTTTTTGCGCCTTTTTATGGGCGCAGGGGGTGAAACTAGTCGATTTATTCGCTATCCCCTCTTGACATATTACCGCTGGACTCTCCATAGTATTTGGTGAACTGCACACTGACGAGCACGTAGTACACGCCAACGCCGCTGTCGGGTTGGTCGTACAACGCGCCGTTTTGCGCGCGTATGATTTCTTGCGCGGTGGCTCTGTCGCCGAATGTCGGCGCGAGCTTACGCGCAGATTGCTCTTGAATCCAAAGCTGAAACGCCATAACGAAGTCTTGGTTGACCTTTGCCGTGACGTCGTCGCCCTCGTTTTTCGCGTAGACGTAATAAATCGCGAAATTGTATTGGCTGCGAATGGTGACGTTGCCGAGCACGTCCTCATTGCGCGACACCTCGACGAGACCGTTCGGGAAGATTGCGCCCGTGTTCGGTACCTCGTTTGAGTAGTCGATTGCGAACTCCGCAGGCACGTCAGGGCACGTCAGCACCCAGTCGCGGAAGCGTTCAAGGTCGGTCATAGCTTCGCCTTTACCTTTCTGTCGATGAACGTTTGTAGGTCGTTGCGCATAGCGTCGCCGTCGTGCGCCATCAGAGCCTCGTCCCACTTAGGACCCGCGAGCTCGTTTTTCGTTGTCGTGTAGTTAAGGTCGTTGCCGCTGCGCGATTTGCCGTGGTACAGGTAGTGCGCGTATGGCGTGTCAACCGTGATTTGCGGCGTGGTGATTGGCGACTGCGCAACCATCAGCTTGATAAACGCGCCCGTTCGAAACGGCATGTACGTTTGTATGCGCCGCAACACGTTCTGCGTGTGGAACTGCTGCACGGCACCATCGGCGTTCAGCCCTGCCAAACGCGCAAATTCCTCGGCGTTAAACTTCGACACATCAACCTTTACCTTGATATCCACATCATCAACTCCCTGCTTCAATGTGCGCGATTGCGCCGTCAAGACCGCGACACGGCTCAACGCGCCCGATTACGACGAGGTTATCCACCTTAGCGGGAATGAGTGCAGCCCACGCCGTAGCGTCCGCAACGTCTGCGCCCTCGCCGAGCAGAACCTTGTCGTTTTTCGCAAGCGTCCACTTGCCGGACTTGTCCGCAAGCTCTGCGAACGTGATCGGTGGTACGAACTCGAGCTCGCACGCGCCCTGTGGCACGACAAGCAGGAAATCGCTCGCTGCGGTGCCTTTTTCATCGCCTTTCCACTGGCGCGACAGGTCGAGGAACGCGGAGCCGACGAACACCGTTTTGCGGTACGTCGGCTCCGCGCCGACCTTGACGGCGTTGTAGACCGTCACCGTCTGATTGCACAGTGTGTACATCGCGCTCATCGGCTCACACCTCGATACACAATGGCGTAGAGCCGCAAAGCGTCAACAACGCGTGTGCCGTGCGAGGCGGCGATATTAGCCGCAGCTGTCGCGTCGTAGGTGACTGCGACGCTGCCGGTGCGCACGGACGCTACAGAGCCGCCCTGCGCCGCTGTGGAGCCTTCTGCAACGTCGGTCGCTTGCTGCTCCTCGGCAATTGCGCAGATTGCCATATCGCGGTTGGCGAGTGGGTCGAAACCCACCGTCCAAATGCGCTCGTAATATTCAAGCGTGGCAACGGCGCGAAGTGACAGCCGCGCCCAGTCATCCTTGGCTATGCGGTTGCCGTGGTATGTGTCTGTGTAGAACGTGAAATTGAGTGCCATCGCCGTGCCCTCCTGTCTACTTCTCTTTCTTTGCAGCTGCCTTGAGTTTCGCAACCTCCGCTTCAAGCTCGGCGATTCTCGCGTCATTTTCGGCGACCTGCGCTTCAAGCTCGGCGGTGCTGTCGATAGCAAATGCAACGCCGCCACCGATAAGGGCGACGGCGCGGTCTTGCGTGACTTCGATTTCTGTGCCGGGGAGAATGAGCTTGTTCAACTCGGAATCGTGGTATTCCTTAGCGATTTTTACCTTCATGACAGTACCCCCTAAATCGTCGGAACTTCGCTCGTAATGAGCTTTGCAATCGGAATCGCCTTCGGGTCGAACACGACGCGCCAGTTTGCGCCCGCAAAGAGCTGTGCGTCCGTCGGGCTTTCCGTCCAGTCTGCCGTCGGCACAACGAAGCTGAAGCCGTTCGGATGGACGGTACGGCGAATGCGCGTGTAGAGCTCGTCCTGACCGCCGTTCGTTTTCGGGTCGCGGCGCGTCTCAACGGGGACGTCGAGGTTGCCCTCGGCTGTACGCAGTGCGCCGTTGCCGAACATGTACGTCGTGTAGTCGTTGCCGCTCACGGGTACGCTGTCGTCGATAATAACGGTTAAGCCGTTCCAACTCGCGATATTCGTCGGACGCTGCAAGCCGTTGCTATCGGTCTGTTTCCAGAACTCAAGCACTTGCAGGTTTTCGAGCTTTTCAGCAACGATAGAGTGCATAATCGCGAGGCTGTACTCGCGCTTGTTGTCGCCGAGCGACTGCGTCATGAGGCGGTTTGCGTCGGTAATGGCGACGGGAGCACCCGTAGCGAGCACATGCTTCGTCTTGAAATCCGTTGCAGCCGCGCTCGTGTCGGTCGTGCTGAAAATGCCGTCAATAATGCCGATAAGGCGCCTTTGCTCCTTGTTTGCCCAGTATCGCGCCACGGTGCGCACAATATGCCCCATCGGGTCGGAGCCGCTGAGCTCTCCGACAAAGTTACGGGCGATAAAGCCCTTTGCGCGCCCGTAGACGATGCCGCTTTGGCTTGTCGCTGTCGTTTCGGTCATCGGCACGTCGGTCATGCCGTTGTAGTTTGCCTCGTCGCCTTCAAGAATGTTATAGAACGGAATCGTGAACAGATTACCGTCGTTCTGAATGCGCGAGCCGATAAGTGCGTCCGTGACCATTGCGCCGCTGTTGAGCATTGCGGTCAGTCGCGGGTCGGGTACCTCGTTCCACATCTGAACAAAGAGTTCGCTGTCGAACGGATAGCCCAAAAAAGATAATGTTTCTCTTGCCATTTTTAATCAACCTTTCATTTTGTAGTTAGCTCCGTAAAGAGCTGCGGGTTTTCCTCCTTGAGCTTTACGCGGTCAAGGTACGTCATTTTGTCGTAATCCTCCCGCGTGACAGCCCTCATAGAGGTCTTGCCCGTTCCCGCCGCGTAGGGCGGGGGAGTGGTCTTGCTCGCGAGCGGAAACTCCGCAAGTGCCGCGTCGAGTTTTGCCGCGAAGTCGTCGCCGTCGTAACCCGCCGCAAGGCGCGTATACGCTGCAACGCGGTCGTCGGGCACGCCCTTGCCGATTGCTATGCGTTCGTTGCGCGTCTGCTCAATCTCGGACTTTAGGCGCGCGATTTCGTCGTCCTTTTCCTGTGCGATTTGCTCCGGCGTGGTCTGCTTTGACTTCCATTCGTCGGTGATTTTGGTGATTGCGTCCGCGTCAAGCCCCGATTGAGCGAGCATTGACTTGAACGCGCCCTCCATGCGGCTCTGCGCCACCTCTGCCGCTTTAGCCTCGGCTCTGGCGATGATAGCCGCCTCGTCCACCGTTGCCGCCGTGGACTGCGTATTGCTCAGCGT